CGCGCTCAAAACTCCTTTATCTGTGGGCCACTAGGCTCCGGTAAGACGGTACAGACTATCCTTAAACTGTTTGACCTGATGTGTGAGCAAGCCCCAGTAATGTCTAAGGGGCATAAGAACTACGGTGTTAGGCTATCCAGGATCATTGCTGCCCGTAATACATACTCTGAGCTGTTCTCTACCACGATTAAAGACTGGCTAGAGATACATGAAGACTTAGGGCCGTTTAGACAGGGCAATAAAGAACCCCCAACACACTATATTAAGTTCCGTTTAGAAGATGGCACCACTGTCCAGAGCGAAGTTATATTCATTGCGTTTGACCGTCCTGAACACGTTAAGAAGGCTAGGGGTATCCAGACTACCTGGGTGTGGCTAAACGAGACTAAAGAGCATTCTAAGGCTGTTCTGGACATGCTTGATCTACGTCATGGTCGTTACCCCTCTAACAAGGAAGGTATTAAGCCTACACACCATGGGATGCTGGGTGACACTAACGCCCCTGATGAGGATCACTGGTACTACAAGCTGGCAGAGATAGAGCGCCCTGAAGGCTGGGTATTCCATCGTCAACCAGGCGGTGTATTCAGAGATGGGGAATCTTGGAAGATAAACGATAGGGCTGAGAACATTGTTAACCTGCCTGATAACTACTACAAGAGAGGTCTAAGTGGTAAAACAGATGATTGGATCAAGGTTAATCTTGCTAACGAGTATGGCTTTGTGTCTAACGGTAAGCCAGTTCACCCTATGTATACCGACTCCGTACACGCGGCCCACATGGACTTCACACCCAGTAAAGACACCCCCATTATCTTAGGATTTGACTTCGGTCGAACACCTGCTTGTGCGTTTTTACAGCGTACAGCAATAGGGAGATGGGTGTGTTTTGACGAAATGGTACTGACAGACTCTGGTGCCATTGACTTTGCGCCAACATTAAAGCGTTACATCGAGGATACATACCCTGATCACACGTTTAAAGGCTGGGGTGATCCGTCTGGTGACAACAAAAACCAGTCAAACAGTGAGACTCCGTTCCAGATTATGCGTGCTGCTGGCATTCCGTGTTATCCAACAGAGTCTAATGACCCGTTAAAGCGCCGAGCTGCTCTAGAAGTGCCTATGAAAGAGATGTGCATGGACGGTAAGCCTCGATTTGTTGTCCTACCAAAAGCTTCTATGATCCGTAAGGGCCTACAGGGTGGCTTCTGTTACCGTAGAGTCCAGACATCAGGCGAAAGGTACGCTGATCAACCCGATAAGAACGAGTATTCTCACCCAGTAGAAGCCTTAGAGTACGGGCTACAGGGGGAAGGTGAGGGCAGACAAGCGCTACGGAGAGCTGGCGGGTTCGCAAAGCCTCATGTGGCTAAGGTAGGTTTTAGTGTTTTCTGATATGTATGTTGTGTTTGAGAATGATGACGGGAACTGGTGGTCTAGGTTTTTACATCACAGAATTAAACATTGTTATGTTGTTGTGCCTAGCCTGGACTGCTGTATTGTCCACTCTCGGACTACCGCAAAGTTTGATTTGTTTAATGAATCCGATATAAATGTTATAATCGACCCTAATTCTATAATAATGGGTTATAAGCAAAAACCTAATTCGAGGTCTTTGTTTATGTTGAACACTTGTGTGGGGCATACCAAACAACTACTTGGTATTAACAAGCCATTTATATGGACTCCGTATCAACTATACAAATACTTGAGGAATGAACATGAAGTCACCAAAAGCACCTAAGCCTACCGCAGCAGAAACAGCTATGGTCATGAGGCAAACAGCACAGCTCGATGAAGAAATGGCTAAGACCGAAAAGCGATTGAAGGCTGTAGCGCGTGGGGGTCTTGGGGCCAAGTCTCTCTTAGGAACGGCTAAACAAGCTGCGGCTAAAGAAGTAAAGACTGCCAGCAGTGCTAATCAAACAATGTTATCGCCCTCTACATTAGATGTGCGCGGCCTGAGAGGCTATCGTTAATGGAACTGCCTAAAGAGCTGGGGTCGCTGACTGACCTAAAAAAACGAGAAGCCAGCGCCTTTGAGCGTAATGGTATGTGGCATAGCGTCCTTGATGACGTATACGAATACTTCCTTCCTAACCGAAACTTGTTTGACGATAACACTCCAGGTCAAAACAAGATGAATAACATCTTTGACTCAACTGCTTTAGAGGCGATACAGCAAGGTGCGAGTAAGCTACAAGAAAACATTGCTCCTATTTGGTCGCGCTGGGCTACGTTTGCTCCTTCTGAAAGAGTTATTAAGCTCCTTGAGTCTGGTAACTTTGATGTTTCTGAGGACGATATACGAGCCAATCTTGAAAAGCAGGCTGAAACAATCTTTGATTTCATTAATCGTTCCAACTTTGCTACTCAGTTTTATGAGCACGCACTTGATCTTCTTGTTGGTACTGGCACGTTACGCATAGATGAAGACGACAGTGATGATATGCCCCTTATCTTCAGTGCTATACCGCAAAAAGGTATTGCGTTTGAGGAAGGCCCTAACGGAAATGTAGAGACTCACTGGCGCAGATTCAAAGTTAAGGCTAGAAACCTAGAAAGACAGTGGCGTGGTTTTAAATTGTCTGACGCAATGAAGGAAACTGTTGCTAATAAGCCCGATACAGACGTAGAGGTTAGTGAGGGTGTCGTATTTTTGCCTAAGTCTAAGACCTATTACGGCTGTGTATGGGTGAAAGGTGAGCAAGAAATCAGTTGGATGCAGGACTTTGGCGCTTCTAGCCCGTGGGTTACAGGTCGTTACTCTAAAGTATCTGGTGAAATCCGTGGTCGTGGCCCAGCATTGCAGGCATTACCTGATGTGCGCTCGTTAAACAAAGCTAAAGAGTTTGTCTTGCAAAAAGCTGCCATTGATCTTGCTGGTATGTACACAGCTACTGATGACGGCGTGACCAACCCCTACAATCTGGTTATTAGTCCAGGTATTGTTATTCCTGTAGGCTCTAACAACTCCAGTAACCCGTCTATACAGCGTTTAGACACTGGCTCTAACTTACAATTAGCACAGTTCCAGATCAATGATATGCAAATGGCAATCAAGCGTGCGCTGTTTAATGACCTGCGTGACCCTACTGGTGCTGTACGATCTGCCACAGAGGTTGCTATTGAGTCGCGTGAGCTTGCAAAGCGTATTGGTTCTGCCTTTGGTCGTCTACAGACAGAAGTCCTGATACCTATCATTAAGCGTGTTGCTGCAATCTTGACTCGCCGTGGTATTATTGAGCCTATTCAGCTTGATGGCCGTGACATTGAGATTAAATTCCTATCTCCTTTGGCTAAAGCGCAGGACGGTGAAGACATCCTAAGCGTTCAACAAGCTGTTTCGTTTGTATTGCAGACTGCTGGCCCTGATCAGGCTAAGATTGGGTTTAAGCTTGAAGACTTTGGTACCTGGGTAGCTGGTAAAACAGGTATGCCTGCCGAGTTGGTTCGCAGTGAAGCAGAGAAAGCCCAGATAATCCAAGCAGGTGCAGCCGCAGCACAACAGGGAATGGACGTTTCTACCCCGCCACCACAACAAGGTCAAACTGCTCTATGAGTTGGGACACAATTAATAAAGGCGACTTTAACGCCACTAACGCAAAGAAGGCCAATGACGCAGCTAGAGCAAAAGCTGCTGAGTTGGCTAAGGCTTACAACAGGTGCTTTGGCACTGATGACGGTAAGCGTGTACTAGAAGATTTAACGCAACGATTTATCTTTCAAAACAACACCCCCTTTGGTTCCCAGAACCCTGGCTACGAAGCTGCTTACCATAATGGTGAAAGCGGGTTAGTGAAATTTTTAATCAACCAAGTACAGCAAGCTAAGGTACTATAAAATTACCGTGGAGGTAATATGTTAGACAATACAGAACAGGCCGCAGAAACATCAACTGGCGATACCCTACTAGACTCATCTGCCCCTACACTTGGGGAAGGAGAGTATTTTCTTACAGACGGTATTAAAGGGTCTGGTGACAGTCCCGAGTGGTACAAGGCAGACAAGTATAAGTCTGTTGCTGAACAGGCCAAGGCTTACACAGAGCTTGAGAAGAAGTTTGGTGGATTTACTGGCGCACCTAAAGACGGGTATGCTGGTATTGAAGGCATCGAGAGTGATGACGCGCTACTGCAAGAACTTACTGAGTTTGCTAATAAAACCAACATGAGCCAAGAAGCATTTGGTGAAGCGTGGGAATTGTTAAGCGCACAGGGAATGGCTGTAGAGGAAGTAAGTCGAGAGCAAGAGATTTCAAAGCTTGGTGACAATGCTGGTGAACGCATTAAAAACGTAGAAGGTTTTCTAAAGAACAATTTAGATTCTACTGACTACGATCAAGTTATGAACCTAGTAACTGATGCAAGGTCTATCGAGCTTGTAGAAGCCTTAGTAAAAGCAACATCCCCTGTTAAGCTTCCTATTGACGGCGGAGAAAGCCCTACCGGCATGACCTGGGCAGACATTGAAACAGAAATGTTTAAGAAGTCCGGTGACGGCCAGTTACTACGAAGTGTAGACATTAACCATGAGCGTAAGATCCAGAAAATGATGCAAGATTTTGGCGGCAATAAACCCCATACTCGCATTTTTGGATAAGCAAAAAAAAGCCCTGCGCTAACAGGGCTAAAGGGGTCGTAACAACTGACGCTAGGTAACAACAAGTACCTGAGCTAACCATGTGAATGAAACATGGGTTGTACATTACAGTACAGGCCCTATTGTACACGACTCAAGACGGTTAGCAACTATTGATTTATATAGTGCAAACAGTGTATAATCGGCACACTGGACACCCCTTTCTTACAAGGCCCAGTAAATTTAGGTTGAATGCTGACCAATTTACTGGGTACTCAGCTAAAACCTTGAAAAACTTTTTATCTATTACTCTTTTTCGAGGAAATTCTTATGAGTAA